AAGTGATTATTTAACATATATATAACCAATAAATTATAAATTATGAATATGAGTTACGAGTGGGCGATTACGGCTATGAAAAAAGCACCCACGTTAGACGGATTGTCAAATGTAATCACACACGTTAATTTTAACTACACGGGGACAGATGCTGATTCAGGTCATTCATCTATATTTCACGGAGCTTGCCCATTAGTCACTCCTCAAGAAGGCGATGAATTTATAGCGTTAGCGGATCTAAACGAGGCTAAAGTTATTGAATGGGCGCAAGCAGCGCATCCTGTAGGGCACATGAATTCTGTTATTGAAGAAGATATTAACAGAATAATTACACCAACAAATGTAGAGGTGACCGGAGAAGAATTATCTTTTCTTCCGTCTAGCTCTACAGAGAACGAAGAATAACCATTAACCACAATTAAATTAAATTATTATGTCAAAAATTAAAAAGAAAGAGCTTGAAAAGCTACAAGAACTAATTAAGCAATTAAATCAAGTCCAATCACAAATAGGAAGTATTGAAATTCAAAAGCACGGTTTATTACATCAGTCTTCTGATTTACAGAATGGATTGAAAGAACTCCAGGACGAACTTGAAGAAACATATGGCAAAGTATCTATCAATGTTCAAGATGGGACTTACGAAGAAATAACCGAAGAAGATGAATCTGATAAGGAAGATTAGTATCGGTAGAGACTATAAAAATGAAGCTATGCATTACTCCGTGGGTCAAGAGGTCTACGGAGGGCATACTATTTGTGATATAGTTGAAGTCGACGATAAATATAGTATATATATTAAAAAAAATAACGATGTGCTGCCATGGAAAGATTTTAATAAGAACATGGGAATAGCTGTAGAATACAACTTAGAATATTAATGCGAAGTATATTTAATTTTATTATAGCCCCAAAAGAAGATAGATACAATAATAAAAAATCTATAGGCAATAAAGAATTAATATTAAATACCGAAATATCTGATCATAGATATGTAAGTAGAAACGGTGTTGTTCTTGAAACGCCCGTTGAAGTGAAAACAGATATTAAAAAAGGCGATGAAGTTATATTGCATCATAATGTTTTTAGAAGATGGTATGATGTGTATGGTGAAGAAAAAAATAGCAGAGGGTTTTTTAAAGAAAACGAATACTTTGTAGACCCATCGCAGGTTTTTTTATATAAACGAAACAAAGAATGGGCGGCGCCAAAAGGGTATTGTTTTGTAAAACCTATTGAATCAATAGATAAATTTGACGCAAACCCTGAAAGACCTTTAATAGGTGTAATAAAGTTTGTAGATAAAGAACTTCAAAAAAACGGTATTAATAAAAATGACCTTGTAGGTTTTACGCCTAGCAGCGAATATGAATTCGTTGTTGATGGTGAAAGAATGTATAGGGTGTTAACCAATTCAATTTCTATTAAATATGAATATCAAGGAGACGAAACAGAATATAATCCGAGCTGGTTACAAAGCGGTTGATGAGCTTATACATGTTGCAGAAGAAAAAATCATAACAAACACAGAAGATGATGTTTCTACAGATAGGCTTAAGAATGCAGCGGCGACTAAAAAGCTTGCAATATTTGATGCGTTTGAAATTCTAAATAGAATAGAAGAAGAAAAGTCAATACTGCTAAATAAACCTAAAGAAGAAAAAAAACAAGCATTTAGCGGTTTTGCAGAAAAAAGATCAAGATAATGTACGAGCAAACTTTATTTGAGGTTATTGAACCGATTAAAATAAACACGCTCAAACGTCACAACAAAGCGCGTAGATGGAAATATGGTTATGATAAAGAAAATGATATTGTAGTTATAAGTAAAACAGGTCAGATTGGCGATGTGTATAGCATACAAAATTTAAAGATTGCGCTGCCTCCTATGCCAGCCAAGATTACTAAAGGCAAAAATAAATGGGGTAAAAGCGAATACCCTAAAGAGTTAAATAGAATAAAAACTATCTTTGATTGGAAAAGTTATCCAGAAGAATTCAAAGATCAATGGGAACCATATATAGATGAAGAGTTTAAAAGACGCGATGAGGGTCATTGGTTCTATAACAAGAACAAGCCTACTTATATTACTGGCACTCATTACATGTACTTGCAGTGGAGTAAGATTGACGTTGGGGCCCCTGAGTTTAGAGAGGCAAACAGATTATTCTTTATATTTTGGGAAGCATGCAAAGCCGATCAGCGGTGTTATGGAATGTGCTATCTCAAGAACAGACGCTCTGGCTTTTCATTCATGGCATCATCAGAAGCTGTTAATATGGCAACAATATCGTCCGATTCACGGTTTGGCATACTGTCCAAATCTGGGGCTGACGCTAAGAAAATGTTCACAGATAAAGTTGTTCCAATATCCGTTAATTACCCGTTCTTTTTTAAACCAATACAAGACGGTATGGATCGTCCCAAAACCGAGCTTGCATATAGAGTACCCGCTTCAAAACTCACGCGTAAATCTATACAGTCAGGGCAGACGCGGGAAGAGCTACAAGGGCTTGACACAACAATTGACTGGAAGAACACGGGTGACAACTCCTATGACGGCGAGAAACTCAAACTCCTCGTACACGACGAATCGGGCAAATGGGAGCGGCCGGATAACATCCTCAACAACTGGCGAGTCACGAAGACAACGTTAAGGTTAGGTAGCCGGGTTATAGGCAAATGTATGATGGGGTCTACAAGCAATGCTTTAGACAAAGGCGGTGAAAACTTTAAAAAACTATATTATGATTCGGACGTTACAAAGCGAAACGCCAATGGACAGACTCGCTCAGGATTATATTCTTTGTTCATGCCTATGGAATGGAACTACGAAGGATTCATTGATTCTTATGGAAACCCTGTCTTTGATACGCCGGAAAAACCGATTGAAGGCCCGTATGGAGACCTTATTGAGGTCGGAGTTATAGATCATTGGAACAATGAAGTTGATGGCTTAAAAGGAGACCAGGATGCCTTAAACGAAATGTATAGGCAGTTTCCGCGTACAGAAGAACACGCTTTTAGAGATGAAACACAAAATAGTATATTTAACCTTGCAAAAATATATGAACAAATAGATTACAACGACGATATATATTCGTCGGCAGGCGTAACGCAAGGCGGCTTTAGCTGGGCAAACGGAATAAAAGACAGCAGTGTTGTATTCACTCCAAACCCAAACGGCAGGTTTAAAGTAAGTTGGGTACCACCTACAAATCTTCAAAACCGCGTAATAGAGAAAAGAGGGGTGTTATACCCCGGAAATGAGCACGTTGGTGCGTTTGGATGTGACTCATATGATATATCAGGAACAACCGATGGGCAGGGCTCAAAAGGTGCACTACATGGGTTAACCAAATTTAGTATGGAAGAGGCTCCTGCAAATATGTTCTTTCTTGAATATATCGCACGCCCTCAAACAGCTGAAATGTTTTTTGAAGATGTATTAATGGCATTGCACTTTTATGGTATGCCAATACTTGCAGAAAACAATAAACCTAGATTATTATATTATTTAAAACGCAGGGGCTATAGGAAGTTTTCAATAAATAGACCTGATAAAGTATTTAATAAATTATCTGTTACTGAAAAAGAAATTGGTGGTATGCCAAACTCAAGTGAAGATATTAAGCAAGCTCATGCAGCTGCAATAGAATCATACATACAAAAATATGTAGGATTAATAGATGAAGAGGCATATGGTCAAATGTATTTTAATGGGACACTTAATGATTGGGCTAAATTCGATCTAAACAAAAGAACAAAGTTTGACGCGGCAATTAGCTCAGGGTTAGCTATTATGGCATGCAACAGGCACTTGTATTCACCTAAACAAGAAAGAGAAAAACTAAGTCTAAGTTTTAATATATCTAAATATAAAAACGAGGGCATGAAATCAAAATTAATAAATAATTATGGCTGAATCAGTTGTAAAAGGTTATTTTCCAAGCCAAACGCTTAGCGACGGAGAAAAAGCTAGTCCGAAGTTCGGAAAAGACGTTGCTAGAGCAATAGAGCATGAATGGTTTAAAAAAGATTCTGCTGGAAACCGTTTTTATATTAATCAAAATCATTTTCACAAATTAAGATTGTATGCTCGCGGTGAGCAATCTGTACAAAAATATAAAGATGAGTTATCAATAAACGGTGATTTATCTTATCTTAATTTAGATTGGAAACCAGTGCCTATTATACCTAAGTTTGTAGATATAGTGGTAAACGGTATGGCTAATAGAAGTTACGATATAAAAGCATACTCTCAAGACCCGTTTGGTGTGAATAAAAGAACTCAGTATATGGAAAGTGTACTGAGAGATATGGCGGCTAAAGAACTTGATTCATATATTCAAACTGAGTTTGGCATGCAAACTAAAGAAAGTGGAATTACTGATTTACCTGCCAGCCAGGACGAGTTAGACTTGCACATGCAACTCAATTATAAAGAAGCTATTGAAATAGCTGAAGAACAAGCGATTACAACAACATTTGAAAAAAATAGATACGAGCTTACTAAAAAGCGTATGTATTATGATTTGGCTGTTTTAGGCATTGGAGCTGTAAAAACAACATATACTAATTCTGAAGGAATAACGATAGATTACGTTGACCCTAGTAATTTAGTTTATTCATATACTGATTCTCCTTATTTTGAAGACATATATTATATAGGTGAAATAAAAACAATACCTATTAATGAATTGAAAAAACAATTTCCAAATTTAACAAATGAAGATTTGGAAGAGCTAGCGGGTGGTGCTTATTCTAATTATAAAGCTTATAATAAATTTACAAGCACAAAAAATAGAGATGATAACAATACTGTTGATGTATTATATTTTAATTATAAAACTTTTCACAACGAAGTATATAAAGTTAAAAATACAACAACAGGCGCTGAAAAAATTATAGTTAAAGATGAAAACTTTAACCCTCCTATGGACCCCCGTGCTAGGTTTGAAAGAATAGCTAGAAATATAGAAGTGTTATATGATGGGGTTTATGTTCCAGGTGCTAACATGCTATTAAAGTGGGAGCTGTGCGAAAACATGCTGCGCCCAAAAAGCGATGCAAATAAAGTTAGAATGAATTATTCTGTCGTGGCACCTCGTATGTATAACGGTCGTATTGAATCTTTAGTTAGTAGAATTACTACATTTGCTGATATGATTCAAATAACACATTTAAAGCTGCAGCAGGTAATGTCGCGTATGGTGCCTGATGGTGTTTATTTAGATGCTGATGGTCTTGCTGAAATAGATTTAGGCAATGGCACAAATTATAATCCGCAAGAAGCATTGAATATGTTTTTTCAAACAGGCTCTGTAATTGGTAGATCTTTTACGTCTGACGGTGATATGAATCCAGGTAAAGTCCCTATTCAAGAAATTAATTCAAATAGCGGTAGCAATAAGATAGCTTCGCTTGTAAGCACGTATAACTATTATTTGCAAATGATGAGGGACGCTACCGGTCTTAATGAAGCAAGAGACGGAACAGCACCAGACCCAAAAGCTTTAGTTGGTGTGCAAAAATTAGCTGCTGCTAATAGTAACACAGCTACTCGACATATATTACAAAGTGGTTTATTTCTAACTGCTGAAACCTCTGAAAAAATATCATTACGAATATCTGATGTTATAGAGTTTTCACCTTCCAGAGAAGCTTTTATACAAGCAATAGGCATCCATAACGTCTCGGTACTATCTGAACTCAGTGAGTTGCATTTGCATGATTTTGGTATATTTATTGATTTAATGCCGGATGAAGAAGAAAAGCAAAAGCTTGAAAATAATATACAAGCTGCATTAAGCGGGGGGCTTGTTGATTTAGAAGACGCTATTGATCTTAGGGAAATAAAGAATACCCAATTAGCAAATCAAATGCTAAAAATACGCAGAAAGAAAAAGCTAGAGCGTGACCAGCAGCTCCAACAACAGAATATTCAGGCGCAATCGCAAGCTAACGCTCAAGCGCAACAGATGGCTGCGCAAGCTGAAGTTCAAAAGCAGCAGGCTTTAACAGCACAAAAAGCGGAGCTTAAGCAATTAGAGTCACAACTTGAGATGCAAAGATTGGCTAATGAGGCGAAGCTTAAGAAAGATTTAATGCAGCTTGAGTTTCAAATGAATATGCAGCTTAAAGGCATAGAAGTTGAAAAAGCCAAGTCCGCTATAAAAGAAAAAGAAGACCGTAAAGACGAGCGAACAAAAATACAAGCATCACAGCAGAGCGAGCTTATTAATCAAAGGAAAAACAATTTACCACCAAAAGTATTTGAATCTGCAGGAAATGATATACTTAGTGGTGATTTTGACTTAGGTTCTTTTGAACCCAAGTAATGTATAGTGTATAATCTTATAATATTTTATTATGTCTGAAAAAGTTGAAGCAAAAGTCGTTGAAAGCGAAGAGCTATCAATACAAGAAAAAGAAGAAATTGTGCAAGGAAAAGCAGGAGCCGTATTTGAAGACGGTATGTACAAGGTTGATTTAACTCAACCGCCCGCAGAACAAGTTGAACAAACAGAAGATGCCATTCAAGAACCAGAAGCAGAGAGCAGCGTGCCACGCGGAAGCGAACCGGCTGAAGAAGCAGGGGAAGAAGCCAAAGTGGAACTGCAAGAAGTACGACAAGAAGAAGTAAAAGAAGAAGCTGAGGAATTAGTTTTGGAAGAACTTCCAGAAGTTGAAGAATTGCAAGGAGAAACTATTAAAGAAGTAGAAGACCTTGCGGAAAAAGTTGAAGAAGCATTTCAAAAAGAAGAGGAACAAGGCGTAGAGCTTCCTGAAAATATTCAAAAAGTTGTTGATTTTATAAATGAAACAGGTGGTACACTTGAGGATTACGTAGCACTCAACAAAGATTATTCAAATGTGGACGATCTTGCGCTACTTAGAGAATATTATCAACAATCTAAACCGCACTTATCATCAGATGAAATTGATTTTCTTATTGAAGATAAATTTACATTTGATGAGGAGGTCGACGATGAAAGAGACGTCAAAAGAAAAAAGCTGGCTTTCAAAGAAGAAGTGGCAGGAGCCAAATCTGAACTTGAAGGTCTTAAAACCAAATACTATGAAGAAATTAAAGCTGGGTCTAGACTGACGTCGGATCAACAACAAGCTGTAGATTTTTTTAATAGATATACCACAGAAAACGAAGAAACATCAAAAATAGCCAAACAAGCTCAAGATGTGTTTTTACAAAAAACAAATCAAGTGTTTAATGATGAATTCAAAGGTTTTGATTTCAAGGTTGCAGAAAAACGCTATAGATTTAATGTAAAAAATACAAATGAGGTAAAAACTAATCAAAGCGATATTAATAATTTCATTAAAAAGTTTTTAAATGAAGATAATGTTATGAATGACGCTAAAGGTTATCATAAATCCTTGTTTGCCGCTATGAATCCTGATGCGATTGCTAATCATTTTTATCAGCAAGGTAAATCCGATGCGATAAAAGAGAGTATGAAGTCTGCTAAAAACATTAACATGGACCCGAGAGGGGTTCATAACAAAACTAATGATACAGGCGGAATAAAAGCAAGAGTTTTAGGCGATGATACTTCAAAATTAAAACTTAAACTTAAAAATTACTAAAAATTTATAAAAAATGGCAACTAATGTATCATTTAGTGGCTTAACCGGTGGGATTGTAACCCCCTCCGTGGAAAAAGCTACTCTTAACACAAACTATTTGAACTTTCATGGTTCAGGTGGTGCAAA